CTTTGATACTTACTGATGTTGTAATACTCACATTTTATCCTTTTAGTTGCTCTTTGTTCTCGCCTTGCTTGGCTACGTTTCTTTTTCTCATAATAACGAATTTGATACAACTTCTTTTTGTCTTGCTGAATAATACAGGCAACAGGTGTCTGTTTGTTTTTACCTTTAGTGTGGTCTGGGTGGGAAAAGAAATAAACGCAGTTCTTAGATAGAGAATTTGCTTCTTCTACAAATTCTAATAATCGGTCTATATCGTGAGGTATGTCTGTATAAAGGATTGCAGAATATTTTTTATTCCAAGCAACATCGTTTTTTAGAATATTCGTAAATGAAGTAAATTCGGTTATCATCAGTTTGCCAGATTGATACGCTTTTAACGACCACTGGCAAACGTCAGATATAGATTTAAAATAATCCTTCCAATTAACCTCTGGAGGATTTATTTTTTCTGGCATTCTTTGATTTTTTCATTTTCTTTTTCTTCGCCATTGATTAACCCCTTCCTATTATAGCCAGTGAACAACACTGTGAACTAAATAGAATACTACCAAAAGAATTAAAACTTGTTTAATGTTTTTCCAACTAAAGTAATCACCATAGTCGTCAATCCATTCAATAAGTTTGTTGATGATTTTATTTTTCATTTACTTATACCTTTCTGTTTCTCGTAAGTCCTTAATCCTGCCATTCCTAACAATGCTAGTACCAATGGCATCAGAGCATCTAAATCTAAACTAGGTAGTGGTTGTGTTTCAATAGAAAAAAGTGCCAAGAAAAACATAGTAAATTGTTTGGCTACATATTCCCAAAAGATAGCAAACGCACAAGAGATACCTATTAGTGGTCGCCAACTTCTTTGCAAGATACCAGAGATATCAGTCGCTGTTGACTTAGCATCAGCAAGGTTAATATCCATCTGTTTAGAATTAATTTCGTTTTCTAATTCTTGTAGGCGTATTTTGATTTGACCTTTTTCTTCTTCAGAAACGTGAAATTCATCTATGACTTTGCCAACTGTATTAACAAAACCACCTGTAAATAATTTTTCTAACATTATGCGTCCCTCATTCTTTCACTTAATTCTGTTATTCTTTTAACTATACCTCGTACTTCTGAACGACCAAGTTTGCTATCCAACATTTCTTCTGATGCTGTTACATAATCATTTTCTTGTAATGCTTTTCTCATAAGTTTAAAACCTAACAATCTTGGCAATCCAATCCAAAAAGATAATTCAACAACTACTAAAAATGCTTCTTCACTTATTGAATTTTCATCAATAAATACTCTTGCTCCATCAATCGCAATATTGATATCTTGTTTAAATATTTCTATTGCTTCATCTTCTGAATATTGTTTATTAGGGTCAAAATCTTTTAATTCATCTTTGGTTACAAGATGACCATAACCAATCGTCCATAAACCTGCTGTGTCTTTGTAAGGAATGTGATAACCATTTTTTTTATTACTTCCCTCGTGTTTTAAAACAGAGGCACATAATTTATCAATGTCCATATTTCTTAATTAACCTTTCTAAATACCATTTTGCTTTTTGCAAATCCTCTAAACCATTTTTTACTTTATGTCTTATCACATATTTAATGATGTTTCCCTCAAAATAATTTAGGTCGTATTCATCTATGAAGTCAGAAACTTCTATTTTCTTTCTGTAATAACTAGGGTTTATTTTATCAGACATCGTCCCCCCTAAATGTAACAGCAGTATCTAAATATAATTTACATATTACTTTTTCTATTTGTTGATTTTGATAGCCAAAAGTTTGTTTTTTCATTGTTCTAACCTCCCAGTTAAAATTTTGTCTTTGTAAGTCCCAGATAGCAATAACGCCATCTTTAAAACTATTTATGTATAACATTTTTTTCTTTCCTTTTAATTCGGAAAGTTTGTCGTATTTATACTTCTCTAAGAAGCACCCATCTTTAGCAAAATTATGATAACTTTCAAATTCACGAATTTTTATTTCAGCGATGTAATTATTATTATAGGCGTCATAATGACTAAAATCTTCAGAACATAATTTTAAATCAATTTTGTATTTCTTATTTATCTTATCAATAATGGTCTGTTCATTATTAGACCACATTATAAAACCTACAATGTTTGATAATTTGTTGCGTCAACACAGGCAAATCTATATTTGCGAATATCATATTCTTTCATTAAAAAGTGTAGTTTAGTTCCTTGATTTTGGCAATCTTCTAAAGACTTATGTTTTTCATTAACTGAGATACAGACTGAATTGTAGCAAAAATATCCCACAAGGAATATTGCCTTTAAAGTCACTTAATGACACCAATTAGTTTTACAAATCCAACAAGAATAGCGGTGACTGTTCCAATCACGACTAAGACTTTTAATCCGCCTTTGGCGTATTTAATTGAAGTATCTAAATCTTCTATTTTTCTATTAGCATTAGCTAATCCTTCTTGAAGGTTATCTATCTTTTCTTCCATAACGGTTAGTTTGGTAATAAGGACTTCTACCTTTTCACCAATCTCTAACTTCGTCATATTAGCCATTATGCACCCAACTCGCCTAGTTTGATTTGTGATTGTTTGTCAAATGCTTCCATTAATTCTTTATCCTTCTTAATCTTTTCTTGATAGTCAGCTAATTCTTTTTGTGTTTTAATCACATCTTCAAAGGTCATTGTCATCATTTGCTTTCTAACTTCCGCATTTCTTTCGTGTGCTTTTTCTAATCTATCTAATAAGAACTTATTATGCTCTCTTAATTCTCTAACTTCTTTTTTAACTTCTCTTAATTGTTTTTGTAGTTCTTTTTCTGTAGCCATAACGCCTCCTTAATTTGCTCTTGCATCTGCATCTAATAGCCAAGATATTCGGTCTATTTGTTTCTGCATTTTATCATAATCTTTATGCATTTCCATAATGCGTTCCATATCTCTTTCATTGTTAGCTATTCTGCTATCCATTTTAGATATAAACCAAACTAGCGATACGGATTGAATGACTATTGCTAGAATAATTCCTATAGTTTTGCTATCTAAGTTCATTATGGTTTAGTTGGAAATACGACTGCGTTTACTTCTTCAACAGTAGTCAGTCCATTGGTTATATCTCTTAATGCCTGTCTATAATCTTTAAATGCAGTAGATAGATTTGTGCCTTTTTCTTTAGCCATAATTACTTCCCAATCACTACTAGCTAATAATTTATTTCTTTTTGCTCTTAGGTCAGCTATTGCTCTATCAAAAGCACCATTTAACCATTCTTGTTCATCTGCTTGTCTTTGTGCTATTTCTTCATCTGTTAAAGGAACTTGTATTCCATTAACTAATTTATGTGGTGTTGCCATTGTTTATTCCTTTCTTTTGTTTTTATAATGTAAATCATTAAGCAAGTCCATATAGAGATATTGTACCATCATCTATGTTGCCAGATGACATTTTGAAATCTATCGCATCAACTGCTGATGTAGTATTAAAATATCCTGCTGTGTACATATCAACAAAATAAATAGAATTATGAGTAGCTGATGTAGTTCTTCCCATAAAATGTTTAACATAAGTAGTTGATGAAGGATTAAATAACCATAATTCACTACATATACTATTGTCATTATCATTTTTAAGGTCATTATTTAAAGTAATATAACTTGTGCTTTGTGCCAAATCTGTACTTCCTTCATAAACTAATCCTGCTCCTGTACCTGCTTCATTATGATATGCTTGAAACCCTGTTGTGGTTGTAGTCACACCATAAGAACTTCCACCATTTGTACTTCCTTGAAATGTAAAAGCACTCACATTTGAAGGGTGAATATTTTTAGACACAAACTTATATGCTTTATAGGTACTATCTAAAACAACACCACCACTTCCATTAACAAAAGATATTGATGCACTTGCACTAGCAGTGATTGATTTAATTAAAACTAAACTTCCACTAGGATTACTAGCAGGAAATGTAAAATCATATTTTAAGTTTCCGTATGTACTCATTATGCTATCCCATACATTTGAATTATTCCTGCATCAATATTTCCACTAGACATTTTAAATTGTACTGCATTAACTGCTGATGTCGTATTAAAATAACCTGCTGAAAAATATTGAAAAGAATATGTCTGATTTTCTGTATTTATATTAGACATAAAATGTTTAACATAAGTAGTGCTACTTGGGTTAAATAACCACAATTCACCAGAACAACAAGCATCATTTGTTGTAGCAATAATAGGTGTAAGTTCTTGAAAAGCAGTTGTCTGAGCATTATCACCACCTGCCAAATACTGTAGAACTGCTTCTGTATTTCCTTCATTATGATATGCACCAAAAGTTGTACTTGTCATTATCACTCCGTAAGAACTACCACCATTAGTAGAAGTTTGAAAAATTAATCTTGAAAGACTAGCAGGGTGCATATTAATAAACTTAAAATAATAAGTTCTATAAGTGCTATCAATTCCACTTGTAAATGAAATAGAAGCACTAGCACTAGCAGTTTGTTCGGATATTAAAACCATATCACCAAATGTTCCTGCAGGGGGTGTAAAATCATATTTTATTGCATTGTATGTACTCATTGTTTTACTCCAAATAGTTGAATAATTCCGTCATCAATGTTTCCTGTATCAAATCTAAAAATAACACCATTAATAGCTGAAGTAGTATTACAATATCCTGCAACAAGATTATGCCAACTTCTAGCACTTGCAAAATAACTTTGAGTATTAGATATAAAATGTTTTACATAAGTTGTAGAACTTGGGTTATATAATTTTACAATACCAGATACAGATTCATCATTTCCTGTATAAA